TGAACGCTCAGTGGTCAGACTATAGCGGCTCGTTCGCTCAGCCGTCTGTCCAACAGGGCGCTTATAACGCTGAGTTTAACCTGAAGCTCATGATTGCCCCTGTGCCGTTCCTCGGCATGGAAGGCGCTGTCCAGCAGGACCATGCAATCATCCCGCTCATCGAAGCTCGTATGAACGATGCTACGAACGTGATGATGGATGCTATGGCTTACTCGCTGTACAACAACACGACCAACACGCAGCAGTTCACGGGTCTTCCGGCGGCTGTTGACAATGGTACGGGTACAGCGACCTACGGCAACATTAACCGCTCAACCTATACTTGGTGGAAGTCCACTCAGTATGCGGCTGGCTCGGTTAACCCAACCCGTCAGAACGTCCTTCAGTACATCTCCGGTACGGTCAAGAACTCGGCAGAAGTGCCGTCCTTTGGCGTATGCGGCTTTGGTACTTGGACGCTTCTCGCACAGGATTATGTCGGTCAGGAACAGTATGTCATCACTCCCGGCTCGGGCTTCGATGGCGATGCAAACGGCCCGCAGGCCGCGTTCCGCGCTCTCATGGTCGCTGGCGTTCCGATTTATCCTGACCCGTATTGCCCTGAAGGCACGCTTTATCTCCTGAACACGAACTACATGTCTCTGTACATCCATGAACAGGGCCAGTTCGTTTTCACGGGCTTTGAAAGCACCCTTCCGAACTGGCAGATCGGTTATGTTGGCGCGGTTCTCACGATTGCAGAACTCGTTAACACGAAGCCGAAGGCCATGACGAAGGTCACGGGCTACAACTCGCTCTCGCTGTAAGGAGAACGCACAATGGCCCTTGCCCTTAACAAAATCCTCGTCTCCAACACCTCGACCAATACCGCGTCGGCCTATCTTCAGACCGTCACGGTTTCGAGCGTGGGTGCTGGTAACGCGACCGCAATGATTAACTCGCAGTACGTTCCGGCTGGCATGTATCTCCTGCCGCCGACTGCAAGTGTTCGCATTCAGGTCAATGCGTATACCGGCACGGCGAACTCGTGGACTGACCTTATCGCTGATAACGTCGGTGGCGTTCTTTTCTCGGACGGCTTCAACGTCCGCGCAAACGCAACGTCTGGCACGCAGACGCTTACGCTCTATACGGTCAATGGTGGTCAGGCCGCTACGCAGTCCTCGTACGCTACCTCGTAAGGAGAAGCTAAATGGCTAATCCGAACCGGGTAGGCTCTAATACGCAGGACTTCTTTGGTAACTTCCGCGTTGCTTCTGCCGATGCAGTCTCGCTCGGCACTGCTGCTAACGCGGTGATTACCTTGCCTGTCCTTAGCGGTGGCACGGCTGGTACTACTCAGTACATCATCCGGCGCATTACCGTTTCTAATCTAACAAATTCCGCTGGCGGTACGGCTCCTTCAGCCGCCACTGCCAACGTGTCCGTAGGGACGACAAATGATGGGGCCAACCTCGTTGCATCTGTGACGAAGTTGACCAACCTCACGGCAGGCTCGCGCTTTGTGGACCTGACGCTTGACGCTAACGCAGCTTCCAACGTCTATACGGCCAACGCGCTGTATCTGAACGTGACAACGGCAGTTGCGAACGCGGCAGTGTCTATTAAGGTCTACGCTGACGTAGGCCCGTTCTGAGGCAACGAGCTACCACATTACGTCCCCGGTGGTAGAACAAGTACCCCCTCCTGCATCGCGGCGGGAGGGGGGAAAGTCTTAGGTGATGTGGTACAATCGTGACAACGCTCAATGATTACATAACGGTTACTCGCAGGCTTCTCCATGATGCCAATGCGAACTTCTGGACAAACACAGAGCTAACCGAAGAAATTAACACCGCCCGCAACCGTCTGGTGCGTGATAGCGGCTGCAAGCGCGAGCTTCAAACAAGCGCGGTTGTAACCAATCAAGAAGCGTATGACTTCTCTAGTCTGCCTCTTGGCGACCTAACGCTCGATATTATCAACCTAAACCTGTATTGGGGTAATACTCGCATCCCTATGCGGTACTTGCCTTGGACACAGTTTAACGCACAGCTTCGCTTCTGGCAGAACTATGTCGGCCAGCCTGTCGCGTTCTCCATGTATGGCGCTCGCAAGTTCTATGTCGCGCCTGTGCCGGATGAGAATTACGTCATTGAACTGGATACGGTGGTGCAACCTATCCCGCTCGTTAACCTCAATGACGTTGACGAACTGCCTGAGCCTTGGACCTCTGTTGTGCCTTACTACGCGGCCTATCAGGCCAAGTTTAAGGAACAGAGCTATGGCGAGGCTGAAATTTTCCGGCAGCAATATCTGCAACAGCTTCAGAACTTGCTTGCCTCGACGTTCACTCGCCGTATGCCGGACCCGTATAGCAGGCCGTACTAATGGCAGCGTCACCGGAAACCAAAAAACAATACGCGGTTATTAAGTCCTTCAAGGCTTTGAACACGAAGGCAAACCGCACCGCCATTGGCGAGGATGAGTTTTATTGGGTTGAGAACGCGCATCCGATCGGCTACGGCAATCTAAAGGTCGTTCCTAACGTGCGGATTGAAACCACTGGCGGCAATGCCGTTACGTGGTCAAACACGATTAGCGAATTTACGACCGTTAACCTCAATAACGAAGATTATGTGCTGGCCTTCCAAGCTAATGGTGCAGCGCAATATTACGATGTTGCCAATGCAACTGTCGGTAGCATAGCGACTGGCGGCACATTCTCCGCTTCTGGTGTTCGCGCTAAGCAATGGAAGAATGACCGCATCCTGATTAGCGACCCTGACAAGGGTTTGTATAATTGGAACGGCGCTAACCTCATTTCTATCGGCTCTGTCGGGCAAATCGGCATTACAAACCCCGGTAGTGGCTATACTAGCGCTCCTGCGGTGGTCATTAGCGCCCCAAACGAGGCTAACGGCGTTCAAGCACAGGCTCTTGCGACAGTTAGCAACCTTGCAGGCTCTATTGTTGCGGTTGAGATCACCAATATCGGCACCGGCTATACCTCTGTGCCGGTCATTACGATTGATCCACCGCAATCAAGCTATGGTGTGACCGCTCAGGCCGTTGCAACGATCCAAAGCGGCAACATCGTCGTAATCTCGGTCACTAACCCCGGTTCTGGCTACACAACAGCGCCTAGTGTGACCATCACAGGCGGTGGCGGCACCTCTGGCGCGGCAACTGCAAAGCTAGGCACCGGCATTGTCAGTTCTATTACCATCATCGAAGCTGGCTCAGGCTATACGAGCGCACCGACTGTTACGATCACGGGCGGTGGCGGCGCTAATGCAGCGGCTAAAGCGGGCTACCTAACCTTTAGAAAAGGTATTGTCGGCGTTCTGGTGACAAATTCTGGCACCGGCTACACTTCAAGCCCGACTGTGACCATTACAGGTGGCGGTGGAGCTAATGCGAACGGCATTGCTATCATTGCTGGCGGTCAAATTACGCAAGTCATCATGGATAACCCCGGCACGGGGTATACCAGCAACCCGACAGTGAGCTTTTCTGGCGGTGGTGGCGCTAACGCTGCCGCTATTGCCGTTGCTACAACCCGTCCAATTACCGACATTGCCACCTTCCAAGGTCGCGCTTGGGTCGCTCAGGGGCGTACAGTCTTCTATTCGGCGGCTGGCACTTATAACGACTTCTCGTCTGTGTCTGCTGGCAACATCACCATCGACGATGACACGCTGCACAGCGACATTACGTCCTTGGTGTCGGCCAATAACTTTCTCTACGTCTTTGGTGAGAACTCTATCAACGTGTTCTCAGACGTTCGCGTGAACACTACGGGTCAAACCCTGTTCACCAATACGAACGTGTCGGCTTCTGTCGGCTCGCGGCGAAATGACGCAATCTTTCCGTACTTTCGTAGCCTTCTGTTTATGAATGATTACGGAATTTATGCCCTTGTCGGCGCGACAACGAGTAAGCTGTCGGACGCTCTGGACGGCATTTTTCCGTATATCGACTTCAGCAAGCCGGTGTCTGGCGGTCAGGTGTTGATTAACAACATTCTGTGCGCTGCGTTTAATTTCTACATCACTGGTCCGATTGGCAATGCGCGGTATGTGCAGGCCGTCTTCTTTGACAAGAAATGGTTCCTGACCAATCAGGGTGAGATCAAGTACACTTCTTCCATCGCGCAGGAAGGTGGCGTTTACCTGTATGGTACCAATGGAACCAACTTGCGCCGCCTCTATGGCGATAACGGCAATTCGATTACAGCAATCGTGCAGACGGCTTTGCTGCCCTTGGGCGATACTATCCGTGACAAGCAAGCTCTGAAGTTTGGCATTGAAGCGACCTCGACACAGGGCGCTGCGATGGATGTTACGGTAGACAGCGAATACACAAGCTCACCTATCTACTCATTTAGCTCAGTTTCAACTTGGGCTAACAACCAAGGCACGATCATTCCTTGGTACAATAACAGCTTCGCGCTCATTCCTTGGATTGGCGGCTATGGCTATGGCCTCTACAAGTCTGACGCGCAGCAATATGGAAAATATCTCGGCCTTACGATAACATCGACAACGCCCGGTTTGATCTTCAATACGATGGAACTGGAATACGAGTTGAGAGCGAGGTTCTAATGGCGCTGCCGATTAGCTTGTCCTACACGTTTGCGACGGCTACCAGCCCTATCCCATTGTCCAATCTGGACAATAACTTCACCACGATTGTCACAACTGTAAACCAGTTGGGCAACGGGGCGCAGGCGTTCTCGGCTATCACCGTAGCAGGCGATGGCAGCTTTACTGGCACTGGTCAGGTCAAGCTGCCTGCTGGCGCGACCGCAGACCGGACGGGTTCGCCTCTACCGGGCATGATTAGGTACAACACCACCAATACGCAGTTTGAGGGCTATAACGGCTCTGCGTGGGGCGCTATCGGCGCTGGCGCTACTGGCGGCGGTGGTGACACGGTTTTCTTTGTGAACAGCCAGACTGTGACGCAAAGCTATACAATCCCGATTGGCTCGTCGGCTTCCTCGACAGGCCCGATTACGATTAACTCTGGAGCCACAGTGACGGTTCCAACCGGCTCTAGGTGGGTGGTGCTGTAATGTCGATTATCAAGCTATCAAGCGATGCCCTGACCACCGCCGTAGCGGGTCAAATCGAGTATGACGGCAAGGTGTTTTATGGCACGCCTCAAAGCACGCAGCGTGGCGTTATTCCCGGCGAGCAATACTTTCGCTTAGACGCGGCTCTCGCTGGCGCTAACGTAAACACAGCGCAAAACACTTTTGGTGTTGGCGTCAGTTTGTCTGCATCGACAGTGTATGAGTTTGAAGCTGTTTTTGCTCTTTCTAAAACAGCCGGAACTACATCACACACGACCACACCTAGTTTTGGTGGAACAGCAACTTTGAACAATATTTCGTTTGTTCAATATACGTCTCCTAGCACAGTTGGATCAACCGATAGAGTTGCAACAAACGCCGTATTTCCATCGTCTGCTGCTGGTGTGGCTGTTGCAGGAGCTACAACTAGCGCAACCTATTTTGTTACTGTTGTTCAAAAAGGAACAGTATCAATTAACGCGGCTGGCAGCTTTATTCCGCAATACACTTTGTCCGCAGCGCCCGGTGGCGCTTACTCTACTGTGGCGGGCAGCTACTTCAAGATTTACCCAATCGGTACGTCTGGCGCTAACATCAGCGTTGGCACTTGGGCGTGAGGTGAGACATGAGCATTAAACTTATCTCAACACTTGGCGGCTCTGTAACACTCAATGAGCCTACAACTGCTTCTGATTACACTCTGACGTTTCCGGCACAGACCGGAACTGTTGGTTTGGATGGTCCAGCGTTTCTTGCCTCCGCTGATGGAACTCAATCCGTCTCAAATGCCACGTTTACAAAGATGCTTTTGCCAACGGAGTCATTTGATACTGCAAGCGCTTTTGCCAGCAACACATTTACTCCGCTTGTTGCGGGGTATTATATCTTTTCATTCGTTGTAAACTTTAGTTCTACATCAGGGCAAATGTTCGCTGAGCTAAGAAAAAACAATTCTCGGTTTGCTCTTGGCAGCATTGTGCCGGGAACGGCTATTGAAGGCGTCTCGTCTGGATCGGCAATAGTATATCTTAACGGTTCAACTGATTATATAGACCTTTATGGATATCAAACTTCCGGTGGAAGCGCGACATCAAGAGGTTCTACTTATCTTTCTGGCGCGCTTGTGAGGGCTGCATAATGTCGCTCTACGATCAGATCATCGCCTACTACCCGCAACTGACAGAAGCTGACTTCTCTCCGTTCGGCGGCACAATCACGCTCCAAAACGACAGCGACGGACGCGGCGACTATATCGCCAAGTGGGAACATCCAGATTACCCACAGCCTACAGAAGAACAACTCGCGGGGATTGAATAATGCCATTAACTTTATCTGGCACGAAT